ACGCCAATCGTTTAAATTATCAACAGTTGGGCGACAATGGCCTGGTAATCAATTTGAGTTGCCATAACATACCCAGTCTCGAATGGCTTGATCGTATACCCACAGGCACCATGGTAGTTTTACAAGCACGCAATCAGGATCCCGGAGCTCGTAATCATTTTGAAAACTTTGCTCAGTTTGATCGAGCCTTGCCCTTACAAAAAACCTTGTATCAAAACACTCTAAAGTTAACCGATCCTGACGGTCCTTATGAGCAGTACATGAAGATTGGTCGCAAATAGAATACACTACCTTAGGACCTTATGGTTACTGGTGTATGCCCGGCTGCTGGGCTGGACATTATGGGAGTCGTGCCCCGGAATGGTGTCCTGAAGTGAGCTTTATCAAAATGCCGTTGACTTTTCAAAATAATCGTATATAATAGTTGAACAAAGGAGATTTACATGTCTAATAGAACTTTCAACACTGCCGAACAGGCCAAACTGACCCAGGTCATCAACGAAGGTATGCAGGTCACCATGGAGATTGAAACTCTCACAGGCGGACTCAATGACACCATCAAAGCCATTGCTGAAGAGCTGGATATCAAACCTAACATTCTCAAGAAGGCCATCAAGTTGGCACACAAGGCCGAGTTTGGACGTGAACAGCAGGATCATGAACTGCTTGAGACCATCCTGACCACTGTGGGTAAAACTCTCTAATCATAATGGAAGCATTTAGATTTAATAATCTAGTTTATATACCCATTACCAAACATGCCAGTACATCATACAGGCATCTGTTTAGAGATATTTTATCCTGGCAAGAAATACAAACTGATGAAATAGACTGGGCGCAGGATCATGTGTTTGCACATCTGTTACATCCGTATACCAGACACTTAAAAGGCATCACTGAATGCGTTGCAAAATACAATCTTCTCAGTTTAGTTGACAATGACAATTTCCTAAAATTGTTAGGAACTGCTGTGTTTGATCTGCACTCATATCCGTTGTCTGTTGCATTCGGTGATTGGTTATATAAAATTGATTGGATTTTGTTGGATCACCATCTGTACGATGCAGATTATCTTACCTTGACTTTTTTACAACAACACGGTATTTCTGTAGATGTCATTCCAAAATTGAATACCAGTTATCCAGACCAAAAAATATTGCTAGAAAAAATAAAAAAAATTAGAGACGACAATGATTTGACCGGAACACTCACTTATTTTTATGAGCAGGATGTAGTTTTATATGACCGAGTCAACAGATATAGTAAATATCATGAACTCAACAACAACCAGTCATGGGATGAATGCAGTTGGTTAACAAATTATTCGCCTGTAAAGACCGAAGTTGAATTGTAGCATGTGTCGCTCACACAACGAGCATGAATCAAGGCTAGTGGGCCATAAACCACAAGGAGAACGATGTATATTGACGCACTTTTTGATCGTGAACACGATCGCATACATGTAGTTGAACGCAAAAACGGTGAGCGACAATATCGCGAATATCCGGCCAACTATGTGTTCTATTATGATGACCATCGAGGCAAGTTTCAAAGCATCTTTGGTACGCCAGTAAGTAGATTCAGTACAAGAAACAACAAGGAGTTCCGCAAGGAACTCAAGATGCAATCCAGCAAGCGACTGTATGAATCTGACATCAATCCGGTATTCCGTTGTTTAGAGGAAAACTATAAAGGTCAAGACGCACCCAAGCTCAACGTAGCGTTTTTCGACATTGAGGTCGACTTTGATCCTGAACGTGGCTTTAGTCGACCCGAAGATCCGTTCAATCCCATCACTGCTATTTCAGTATATTTGCAATGGTTGGATCAACTGGTCACCCTGGTCGTGCCACCCAAACACATGAGCACCGAAACAGCACAAGAGATTGCCGGCGAGTTTACCAACACAGTGGTATTCACTGACGAAGGTGAGATGTTAAAAACATTCTTGGACCTGCTGGAAGATGCCGATGCAATATCGGGTTGGAATTCAGAAGGCTATGACGTACCCTACACCGTGAACCGGGTAACTCGTGTGCTGAGCAAGGATGACACAAGACGTTTTTGTTTGTGGAATCAATATCCCAAAGGTAGAACCTTTGAACGCTTTGGTGCTGAAAGTCAAACCTATGACCTGATTGGTCGTGTGCATATGGACTATATGCAATTATATAGGAAATACACCTACGAAGAACGTCACAGTTACAGCCTGGATGCTATTGCTGAATATGAATTGGGCGAAAGCAAGACAGTGTTTGAAGGGACTTTGGATCAACTGTACAATCAAAACTTCAAGACTTTTATAGAATACAACCGCCAGGACACCATGATTCTTGCCAAGCTAGACAAGAAACTCAAGTTCTTGGATCTGGCCAATACCTTGGCGCATGAAAACACAGTGCTACTACAGACCACCATGGGTGCGGTGGCTGTGACTGAACAGGCCATTATCAACGAAGCACACGAGCGTGGCATGGTAGTGCCAAATCGCAAAGAACGCTATTCAGATGAGGACACACAGGCCGCAGGTGCCTATGTGGCCTATCCACGTAAGGGCATACACGAATATGTAGGATCTATAGACATCAACAGTTTGTATCCGTCAGCTATTCGTGCGCTCAACATGGGACCAGAAACCATTGTAGGACAACTACGTCCAGTCATGACTGATCGATATATTGCTGACAAGATGAGGGCTGGCAACAGTTTTGCCGCCGCATGGGAAGGCCTGTTCGGCACATTAGAGTACACGGCTGTGATGGAAATGCAGACCGGTACAGAAATCACTATAGACTGGCAAGATGGTGAAGAGTCGGTACACAGTGCGGCTGAAGTATGGAAGATTATATTTGATTCAAATCAACCTTGGATGATCAGTGCCAATGGCACTATCTTTACCTATGAGAAAGAAGGCATCATCCCCGGCTTGTTGAAACGTTGGTATGCCGAACGCAAAGACATGCAGGCCCGACTAAAGGAATCTAAAAATGCAGAAGATGAAGAGTATTGGGACAAGCGTCAATTGGTTAAAAAAATTAACCTCAACAGTCTCTATGGTGCTATTCTTAATCCTGGTTGCCGTTTCTTTGACAAGCGTATTGGCCAATCCACAACTCTTACTGGTCGTGCAATTGCCCGGCATATGGATGCTTATGTAAACGAATGCATCACTGGCAAATATGACCACGTGGGCGACGCAATCATCTATGGTGACACGGACTCCTGTTACTTTACTGCGTATCCAGTACTCAAAGAAGAAATTGAAAACGGTCGTATGACTTGGAGTCGAGAAACAGCAGTTCAGTTATACAATTCAATTGCGGATCAGGTCAATGAAAGTTTTCCTGGCTTTATGGAACAGGCATTCCATGTGCCACGCGAGATGGGTAGTGTGATCAAGGGCGGTCGTGAGATTGTGGCTAGCAAAGGCCTGTTCATTACCAAGAAGCGTTATGCTGTCATGTATTACGACAAAGAAAACAAGCGTGTGGACACGCACGGAAGTCCTGGTAAAGTAAAAGCCATGGGTCTTGATCTCAAGCGATCAGATACACCCAAGGTAATCCAAGAGTTCTTGAGCGAGATTCTCAATGATGTGCTAATCGGTGCTACCCGTGACGAGATCATCGAAAAGATTCGCGAGTTCAAATATAAATTCAAAGAGCGACCAGGTTGGGAAAAAGGAAGCCCCAAGAGGGTCAACAACTTGACCAAGTACAGCAAAGAAGAAGAACGCCTGGGCAAGGCCAACATGCCCGGACATGTACGTGCTGCCATCAACTGGAACAATCTACGCAAGATGAATTCGGACAAATACAGCCTACAAATTGTGGATGGTATGAAAACTATTGTGTGCAAGCTGAAACCAAATCCCCTGGGCTGGACTTCGATTGGCTATCCCACCGATGAGTTACACTTGCCGCAATGGTTCCGAGACCTGCCATTTGATGATTCAGAAATGGAACAGACTGTGGTAGATCAAAAGTTGGACAACTTGTTGAGTGTGTTGGATTGGGATCTGGCATCGGCTACCAATACCGAAAACACTTTCCAGACCTTGTTTGAGTGGTGATATGAAAAAATTAAGTGAATTGATTGCTTATAAAAATGAAATAGATCGTTTGTCTATCGAATCGGCACAAACATTTACCAATCTAGAATTGAGCAAAATTACACATTTGGTTCGGAACGATGCTCTGGATCAACAGCTGACTGAAATAAATTCACAATTCAAAATCTTTGACGACCGATTTGATCAACTCAAAAAAGAACTACAGGATTTGATATCTATAGCCGAGCGGCCATGGATACAAGAAGGCTACGAACGTTATGACAAGGGTGAGGTCAATAATCCCGATGACATTCTCAAAGGACGTCAGATCAATTCAATCGATAGTACTCCGTTTCGTGCCAGACTGGCGCAGTATGCCAACTGGAAATACCCGGCTATGATTATTAGACCTGGCCTGGACTCGTTTATCAACGACATGGTAGCATATGATCCGCTATATCTAGTGGACTTGTCACACGATTTTTTACAACCGGCCATGCAAAAATTCAATGAACAATACCAAAATCGACTGAGACCTTATGTGGTCAAAGAAGATCTTGACAGTGAGATACTGAAACAGTTGCCCAACGCACAGTTTGGTATTTGTCTGGCTTTTAACTATTTTAATTTTAGACCATTTGAAATTATCAAAAAGTATTTGGAAGAAGTTTACGACAAACTCAAACCTGGCGGTATTTTTGTGTTTACCTTTAATGATTGTGATCGTCGCAGTGCTGTAGAATTGGTTGAGCAACATTTTTGTTCTTATACACCCGGGCATCTAGTACAAGAATTGATCAAAACTGTAGGCTATGAAATTGTTTACACTTGGTCAGATGATGGGCCTACTACTTGGATTGAAATCCATAAACCTGGACAGTTGGACTCATTGAGAGGTGGACAGGCCCTGGCAAAAATATTACCTAAACCTGTTGCAAAATCTAAATAAACCCTGTAAAATACACATAAGGAGAATTACACATGAGAGATCATTTATTAGACTTAGTAGAACACACATATGACCTAGGTTGCATTGACCTGGTCAAAATTACTGGTGACGATACCAGCACAAATATGATTGGCATTGCCGAAGATCGTAGCGTGATCATCGACGGAGTATTTGCAGGTCCTGTGGCCGATTTTATTGGCACTTTTGGTATGCCAAATCTAAATAAACTCAAAATTTTATTGAACTTAGAGCCCTACAGAGAAAATGCCAAATTGGCCATTACTCGCAAAGACACAGGTGCATTGGATCAACTGACATTTGAAAACGCCGATGGCGACTTTAAAAATTCATATCGTTTTATGGCCACAGAAATTGTCAATGAAAAATTGAAAAATGTCAAGATGAAACCGGTTACATGGAATGTAGAATTTGAGCCCACAGTGGCAGCAATTCAACGACTCAAGATGCAGGCGCAGGCCAATGCCGAGGAAACCAATTTCAAAGCCAAGACCGAAGGTACCGATTTGAAATTTTATTTTGGTGATCACTCAACACACGCTGGCAATTTTGTTTTTCAACCAAATGTAAGTGGACAGCTCAAGCGTGAATGGGCATGGCCAGTTAAAACAGTCATCGGTATCTTAGATCTCACCGGAGATAAGACCATGCGTATCAGTGACGAAGGCGTGGCCGAAATCACTGTGGATTCAGGTTTAGCTGTTTACAACTTCAAGATTCCAGCACAAAGCAAGTGACCCAAGATAACTTAACCGCCAAGCAGTCAGATTACGCTGTATTCTTGCCAGCCATCTCGGGCTTTTATGCTACCTTTGTGGGCAAACAGCGTGATCCGGTCAACGGTCCTTATGTGGATCCTGCTCGCATGCCTGCAGGCATTCCAGACATGGAACAACTGAACTGGCTCAACGATCAGAAAGGACTGTTTCCATACCGATGGAGCCTGTACTCAGGTGGCCATGCCAACCTGGATCTTACCAAACAAGATTGGTCCGAAGACATGGTTCGCAATAGAGATCCTAATACCTTACTACTAGGCGACTCGGGTGGGTTCCAGATTGCCAAGGGCCTGTGGGAAGGTGAATGGCGCGATCCAACCAGTGCAGCAGTTTTGGCCAAAATGGCCGAACTTCAAGCACGCGGTGTTGAGTATGTGCCAGATCTCAAGCCCGACGGAACGCCCAAGCATGACAAAAAAGGCAACACAAAATACATCAAGATTGATCATGTAAAAAATTATCAAGACTTATTGGATGCCGCACAAAAGAAACGCGAATTGGTTCTCAAATGGCTAGATGGTATTGCCAACTATGGCATGATCTTGGACATACCAACCTGGGTTATCCATGACAAAAAAGCTAGCGATGCCTGTGGGATCACTACATTGGAAGAAGCGGTAGATGCTACCAAATACAACAATGACTACTTTATGAAGCATCGTAAGGGTGTTAAGAACGGTGGTGCCAAGTTTCTTAATGTGCTACAAGGTGCCAATCATGCTGATGCAGAT